ACACCATAAGATGTACCACCAGCTCCGTAAGAGTTTTGTTGTGCTAACATGTTATCAAATAATAACTCAGTTTTTCTGTCTAAGAAAAGCATATTTTCTTCAATAGCTCCTTGACTGTCTAATAATTGTAATACAGAATCGAAATCCTGAAGAGATCCAGAATAGCCAGAAAGTACATTACCACCATTATTGATAGCAGCAAATAAACCTTCAGTACCAATAGAACCAGCTGTTGGGCCAACTCCACCTTGGTTAGCAAATTGAGTTAATGCACCTCTAATAGCTGTTACTTGAGCAGCTGTAGCAAGTTCACCTTCAATCATTGACATTTCTAAATAATCTTCAAATCTCATTCTAGTTTCACCTTCAGCTTTTAAATACCAAAGATAACCACTAGTACCATCTTCTCCAGCAACTTCAACCCAACCGATTTGTGCAGTATCAGATCCACTAACAGCGTATCTGTTTCTGATTATAATTGGTTTGTTACTAAAAGTTGTTAATTGTGGTTCGATAGCAGGGATAGCTGTTGTTCCAGCACCTGTACCACTTACACCTTTTGCAAATTCAGAACCGTAAACGAATATTTTACATCCATTTCTCGCAACTCCAGCGTTTACTGCAGCTCTGTTATAAGCAACAACGTCAACTACTCCTGTTGCCGCAACTGATGCGGTAACAATAGCTTTACAAGTGAATGCAGGATCAGCTGGATCCATTATTACAATTGTATCGTTTACAGCAACAACGTTTTGCAGTGTTGAAGTGTTTATACCCTGTATAGTTAATCTATTTCCACCGTTTACTCCGACCGCATTAGATACTACATTATCATAAGATATATGTAATCTATTTTGTTCAGACCAAACTACCTGGTCAGACATCATTGGCATCTCAGCGCCAACCATTCTTAAGAAGCCACCTACCGTTCTGTTTCCATAACGTTCTACCTCAGCTTCATATATTTCTGGTAGATATTGTTGTGCGAAGTCATTCCCTCCACCGCTGTTAAAATTTAAGTAGTTAGAACTTAAAGTAACTGGCGCAGCAGTAGGTATTAGACTCCCAAATTGAGGACTTAATACACCCATAATTGTTTAATTTTAATTGTTAAATTTACTTCGTTTGATTTTCAATTTCGAACTATCTACTCCGTCTATAGCGCGAACTTTAAGACCTCCAATGAAAATGTCACCTTGTGTTTGACGAACTCCAGTATCTGGATTTTTTGATCCATCAACTACAGTTTTAATTCCATCAGTTTTCCCTTGTTCGTAAAAATGATTTACTATTTTATCTATATTTTGAGCAGCGTACATAGCTTTATGATAACCTTTCGTATCTTTAACATTTCCTTCTTTATCCAAGAACCTCTCGACGAAGTTATTTAAATTAGATTGATTCTCTGCAACAGCACTGGGATCCTTGACACCGTATCTATACTTCTTTTCTCCAACTTCGAAATCAAAACCTTTGAATTCATCAGAGAACATCTGTTTAGTGTTGTCAAGAAATTTTTTATGCTTTTGCTCAGCTATTTCTTGTTCATTGTTGTAGCGGTTAAAAAACTCTGTAGCTTTTTGTTGCTCTTGCGTTACGCCGGGCCTCAACTTGATTTCGTCGTAATATTTTTGCTTTAAGCTATCTAAGTGACTACGTGCTTCTGCCACCGCTTCTTTTTTAGCGAGTTTCTTTTTTTTGATGTCTCGCTCTTCATCAACTTCCGTATCATAACTAAAAGTTTCATCCATAATGAAATCAACTTCTTCGCTATTTAGATGCGGTTTAGTATTTTTATAATATTCTTTTAATAAAACATCTTCATTTACACTAGAATAATCAGCATTTAATCTTACATAATCTTCTACAGTACCTCCGGTTTCCTCCATAAACTCAACCAGTTTTTCAATATTCTCTGGTAGATTAGAAGTATTGGGGGATACTTCATCTATTACTGTGTTTTCTGGTTCTGGTATCGACTCTTCGGCCATCTCTTGAATTTCTTCAATAGGCGAGCTGGACTCCTCGTCGGATTTGTCTCCTCCAGTGTCCACCTTTTCGCCATCTCCGGCTCGTTCGCCCACATCCACCGTCTCTGTTTCTCCGATTGGAATGGCATTATCTTCTTCTGTTTTAGTTAAATCTACTTTTATTGGCTCTTCTACTTTAGCATTAGCTTCTAGTGAAGTATCTACTTTTGATAAATCTACTTTAAAAGGTTTATCTTGTTCTGTTTTAAATTTTTTAGGTTTTGATTTCATTTTCATATCTCCACCTTCTGATTTGACTTCTTGAGTCACTTCAGGTTTTGTTTCTGTTTTTGACATAATATAATAATATAAAATTAATTAATAAGTATTTACATACTTTGCTTATTTTCAAAGTCGATAGGCATTAAATCATTGTTCCTTTGATCAATCATTTCGCTTTGCTGCGTACCCTCCATTTGAGTTCTTTTATCTTTACGATCTTCGATTAATGCTTCTTTCTGTTTCATTGCTTCAACTTCCATTCGTTTTAATTCCATATCGTATTGATGTTGAATTTCCATTTCTTGTTGTTTAATCTGAGAAGCTGTTTGTAATCTTTGAATTTCCATTTGAGCTTTAGCTTGTTCAAATTGAACTTCAGATGCTGTTAATGCTTGTTGCTTTTGCATTTCAGCTTGCGCCCTAGCTTGATCAGCCGCCACTTTAGCTTGTTCAGCAGCTTGAGCTACTTGCATTTCATGCTGTTGTTGAGCTTTTTGTTTTTTCTTTCTAGCTTGTTTTAATACATCATTAGCTAGTTTAAGATTATTTATTTGACGAATATCAATAGCGTCTTCTAAATCTATACCACCTTGTTGTAAGGCCATTTGAATATTCTGCTCAAGCAATGCCTTCTCCTCTTCTTCTGGTTCAAGTTCTAAATAAATTCCAAAATCATGTAAAGGTAAATTCTGTATCTCTGCTAAAGTAGCTACATTATAAGTAGATATAGAGCTTTTAAGAGAATTTAAAGTTAAAGGATATTGTAAAGAGTCTGCAATTTTTAATGAAATATTTTCACAAGTTCTTACTGTTAACCATAAACTAGCCTGCATTACGTGTCTTGTAGCAGTATTAGAGGCGTTCACAGCCATCTTTTGTAGGCCAACTAAAGTATCTTGTTCTGGCATACTGCCATCCCTAGCTTCATTTAATCCGGTCACATCTCTTATTAATTGTAAATAATATTGATATGTTTGAATTAAACTAGCTACTTTACCCTGACCGCTAGATGTAGCCAATTCTTGAATAGGCACTTTACCAGGATTCATATCTCCTTCTTGAGTAAGTGATCTACCAACTATACTACCGGTTTGGAAATACATGTTTAATGCTTCAGCTGGATTATAATTAGTACCATTACCTAAATCTACTTCAGCTAAGCCGTCCATATCTAAAAATACACCATCTGGAACTAACCTAGATATTACTTGTTGTAGTTTTAAATGAGTTATTTGAATCATATCAGCAAATCCTGTAATTCTACTTACAATAGAATCAATACGCCCTTTGTATAATCTTGGCGCACATATAGTATAGCTCATTTCTACTTTTGTAGTATCAGCCATAGGTCTTGTCATGTTCTTAGATAACTCCCATTTTATTAATTCGTTATTACCTAAAATTTTAACCCCTTCAAAAAGCACTTCTATTTTTCTTGAAACTTTAGAAAATGTATCTGCTTTAGGTGGATCAAATGTATCCGGTTTTTGTAATGTTTTTTCTAAACCTTGGTCAGTTTGTTTTATTTTAAAAACCTGTGTATTATATGTTTTATATTCAAAAAACATAACTTGCACAGTGTTTTGGTCATAAGTTTGCCAACCATATAGTTGTTGGTTATTATAACCTCTTGTTTGTTGTATTTTTTCTAGTTGGGCTTCTGTAAGATGAGGGAATTGTTTAGCTATTTCAGGAATAGTTAAACTTTTAACTTCACCAACATAATATATATCTTCAAAATGAGGATCTTCTGTATAAGAATATATTAAATTTGCAGGGTCTACATAATCTACAGTAACACCGTTTGCTTTATTCCATTGAGTTTTAGCACACCCAATACCTAAAGTTACTAAATCATAATTAAATCTTTTCTTTACATTATCAAATCTATTCTTTTCTAAAGTATTATTAATAACTTCTTCTTCAGCAATTTCAACAGATTCTTTATAAGATAATTGCATATGTAAATCCAATTCATCTTCTGATTCAGGCAACTCATTTGGATCAGTTTGGAATTCATTTACTCCTAAAGTTTGTTGTAGTTCATTAAGATATGGACGAGCAAGCATATCTTCTAAAATAGCTGTAGCATAGTTTGTCCTTTTCTTTAATGATACAGGGTCTTGAGCAAAAGCTTTTATTGTGTAAAGCTTATTATTCATACCATTTGCCACTATATCTACAAATTTAGAAACAACAGGAACAGGTTTCCAATCTAGATTTAAATAAGACATATCACCATTAATAGCTAATTCATCTTTATATTTTTGAGTAGGTTGTTCCCCTCTTGCATATAACCTTAATGTATGGAATCTATTATAAGAAGTAGCAAATCTAGTACCATTACCACCCTGTCTCCACCATTCACTTTCAATAGCCTGTGCAACTCTTCTACCATATTCAATGGAAGCTTTTTCAGCATCTGGCACAGTTTGGCTTGGAAATGCACTATTTGGATTTGCGTATGTATTCATTTATTTAATTATTTTTGACAATGTTCCTTTGTTATCGTATTTTTTTATTCCTAAATCAATCTTTTCTCTTTTTCTTCTACTTACTGGAGCGTACCTATTTTTATTGCACGCCATAATTGCAAGACCAGAACTAATAGAAGCATCGTGTTTAGTCCTATTGTTTATATCAAAAGCAGCCCAATCTTCTAATGTTCTTTGGAAATACATATCTCCATAATCATCACCATTAAATCCAATAGAATTTTCTATATAAGATTCAATAGCTGCTGCATGTGCTTGTTTAATATCTTCACTTGAGTTTGGTATTCCACCTATTTCTCTTTCTGTTACTGATAGTTTATTCCAAAACTTATCAGGCCTATTCATTGCAAACCCTCTATAACCTCTTCTTTTAAAATGATATAAAAGTCTAGGTTTATTATTTTCACATAATATTGGCATACCATAAAATATACATGCCATCAATACATCTTCAAAGAATATTTCAGCTGTTTGAGGTCTAGCAATATATTCTAAAAAGAAATGATCAGCTGGAGCTACCTCCATACTAAACTTAGTTAAACCATGCAAGGATCCGTTAGAACCTCTTTTATCAACTGTACCTGATATATCATAGGGATCACATCCGAATGCTCCCATATGTTCATTACCAGGATATTTAATACCATTCTTTTCTATGTATCTATTTTGTAAATTTCTATCTGGTACCCAAGTTATATAAAACCTGCCTTGATTATTAGGTGCAAATACAACTCGCGTATCTTTTATACCGTTCTCCCAAATAAAATTACCTCTTGTTACTGAAGCTCTATTATTTGAATCTTCATTAAAATCTATTTGTTGATATATCTTAGTTAGATTAAATAAAGATGACTTAGACTCATCTCTAAAAGCATGTTTAGTAGTTCTAGGGAATTGTCTATAAAATTCGTTTAAAGCGTCTTGATCATTTTTTAATCCATCAACTTCGTTTTCCCAATATTCGATAACTCCAAGATCGATAAATTCTCCTTGCGGCCCCTTAACTTCAGTTGTGGGGGTGTTGAATACAGGTATCCCATTAGAGTCAATGTATCCCTCGTAGTTCCATTCCATAGGTATGAACAAAGAATATAATCCTGAGCTAGTCTGTCCATTGCGGTTTCTTTTTGTAACATCTGAGTTATCATATAATTTTTTAAAGTTTCTACCTCCTTTATCTAATGCATTTGAAGTACTACCCATCATACACTTACCAATAATCCTACTTCCTAATCTTAATGTTGTTTTTGTAACTCTCCAGTTATTTAAAATATTGTTTGGCCTTTCCCATTTACCAGATTCATCATGTACTAATAGTTTTAGTTTTTCACCATCATAACTATTATCTCCTGTATTTTTCCAGTCAACAGTTGTATCTAATCCTTGTAGGTCTGCGACTTCACTGCCAGCTTCAATACTTCTTCTAGTAAATTTAGATGCTGGAACTCTATAAGCTAATTCTGTTTTAGGTCGATCCATACCATCTTGAATCGGTTTAAAAAAGAAAGGATAGTTAACTGATATTGGTACAACCTTGTCGGTAAACATCTTTTTAGCATCTGGTCCGGTTTTAGATAATATTCCATATCTTGAATCACTTGCTAATGTTGCTAAGTTCACTACTTCACCTGATGCCATAAAAGAAAATCCAGAACGTCTATTTTTTAAATAGCACATTCCATAGCATCTTTTGTCTGCTTTACATGCTTCCCAAAATATAAAGAATAACCTATTTGCTTCTCTAAAATCTGGTGGTCCTACATCAATTTTGGACCATTGCAAGTACATATAATGTGTGCCTGTTAAATAAGTTGGTTTGCCATTATTATAAAACCAAAATCCTTCTTCGCGTTTTTTAAATTCCTCATCAATATATTGAAACCATCTTTCTTTAAAATCTTCAGGATATTCTTTCCAGTCAAAGACTGTTTTGATTCTTTTTAAGGCTTTAGGATATTCAGTTTTAGACCAAGTTTTATTCTCAAATTCATGAGCTTTTTCTTCTTTTGGTAAAGCTATTCTGAGATTTTGTATTTCATAAATCTCACCAATTTTACCAGTCTTACTAATGACTATAATATCATGTTCTTTGTTGTATCCATATTCCCATTTGCTATAACGATTCAATCGTTTAATAACCTTAGGTTTAATATGATCATCTATGACCTTGTATAAAGTTTGTTCGTACATTATTTAGACCTCCCTTCTGCAAAGCCTTTAAAGGTTACTTCTTTTTTGACTTCTTTAGGTTTATCTTCTAACATATTTTTCTCTTCTTCAATTCTATTTAAAATTTCGAAAGCATCAAATATAGCAAGCTTTTTAGTAGCGGCAGCATTCTTTAATCTATCTGCAGATATATCACTATCAGAATCTACAATTGGCTCTTTAGCAACTTTAATTAACTCTTTAACTGCTACTTGCCCAGCTTGGATTATATTCTTCTTCGTTTCCTTGGTATTCATACTTTATAACTATATCATTTGATTTCATACAATAAATTCGTTTGCTATCAATAACAAACTCCCATTCTCTGCCTGGTTTATAACCAACCAAGTCTCCTGGGTTAATATTAGATACCTTTAACTCATCATTACCTATTTGTAATATACCTATACATTTTTGCTCTAAATCAAGCGTTAAAGGATCATTATCTTTAATAGGTATTACAAAACATCTATCCATAAAAGGTAGCCAATTACTATCTTTTTTATATAAATATATTTGGTTTGGTTTACAAAAATATAAGTCTTCTTTAAAATATTGACTACTATTTCTTTCTTTACCCCTTACATCATACCATCTTCTAAATATATTATGATGTATTATTACTTCATCCCCTTTTTCTATATCAAATTGATATGCTAATGGAACTGAAACAACAACAGCCCTGCGGCTAACCATTTTATGATCTTCAATATTAGTATTTAATACAAGAGTTTTATCTCCTATTTTAATTTCATTATTGTACCTACCTTCTTTTGGGGTTATAATAAAATCATATATACTGTTCATTAATATTCTAAATCATATTCGACAGATATAGCCATGTTAGAGTTAAACTTCTTCCATGGCATTACCTCGTCTTGTTTTTTTATATAAATATTATAAGAGTTGTCTGCGTCCTCTAAATTAATACTATGAATTATATGGCCACCATATACTGATTGGCCTATAGAATAATGCATAGCTTCGTTTTTATAGTCCGCGCCTATACTTATTTTTCTTATAATAGAGTCCATGTCCTACTTTTCTTCAGACTTCTCTTCTTCTTTTACTTCTTCGTAAGAACCATCTTGTAAATTAATGTTTACTTGGCCGTATTTTTCTTCCAGCTCTTTCTTAGTAACATCTAATTCTTTCAAGAATTCTGCATAAGCTTGCATTATTTCAGTTTTTCTTACTTCTAAAGAACCTAAGTCCATAATACATTGCTGTAGTTTTCCTGTTTGTTCTTTAACTGTTTTTAATTCTTGATCTTCAATTTTGTTTACTGT